TTCCTCGTATGAGGATAACTTACCATCTTTATTTAAGTCTGCTTTATTTTTATTCATAGGTCCTCCTACACTTAATGAAACTCTTGCTTTTTTTGTGTTTGCTACCACTGTTTTACCTTTTTTTCCAGCAGCTTTCTTTTTTCTAGCTGTTTTAGCTCTTTCTGATTTACTTAAGCTTTGTGCTTTTGATTTTGGCAGGCAACGATCTGGGTTTTTTTTGTTTTTACTGGTGCCACATGGTCCTTTAATTTTACCATCAGTGCCTATACGCACCCAGTTTTGTCTTCTCCATTCAGCTAGTTGACCCACTATCTTCTCCTGTTAGGCATAACAATACCTTGACCTCTTATAGAGACAAATCCACCTGTTGCTTTTTTCTTTCTTTTTTTACTTCCTTTTGCGTAGTTTGGATCTTTACAATACTTAGATGCAGCCATATTGGCGTATGCACTTGGATATGTATCAAAGGTTCTTTTTGCCCAGGCTTTGCCTGCTGGACATATTTTGCCACCGCTTTTAGCTTTTGCCATCTAACACTTCCATCTTCTTCTTGCTTGTCTAATTCTTGAATTAGGATCGTTTCTTGTTTTTGCAGAGCTACGTTTTAATTGCCCTAGTGATCTAGCACAATAAGATTTACGTCTTTTTGCTGCTTTAGATCCTTTTTTAACTTTACCTGTGACAGCTCCTTGAAGCTTAGATCCAGGATTTTTTCTTCTGTGTTCTTTGATGCCCTTACGGGTCATTCCCGCCCCTTTTTTAGTGGGGCGGTAATTACCACCTTTACCTGTTGTTCTGGCTATAGGTTTTTGTCTTCTGCGTCTTGTAGTAGTCATTCATTAATAGTTTTTAGTCAAAACTAAAATAATAGAGTATGTGTCTCCGCTTGAATGTCCTACAGTTGTAAAGTCAATATCACCAGTAACACCGGAACCAGCATTATTTGGTATAGCTGTAAATAAATCATAATACTCATCACCTGTGCTATCTGCTGGTAAACCAGTTAATAACACGTTAGATGTAGCGTCAAATTCAATGTTTACACCCATACCTCTTGTAGCCCAGTATATTCTTGCGACTCCAACAGAAGTACAAGACTCTCCTGCACTATTTGGTGTTAGTGCAGAAACGTCTACCTTTTTGACAGCCGATTCACCTGATCCATCTGATACATTAGTGAACTTTAGAACAGCAGTTTTTTCACCGTCTTGAATTGTTTGTGATGTTACTGCATCTGCCATAATCTACTCCTTACGCGTCAGCGAATGGTGTTACCACAGTACCAGAAGCAAGGTTAATACCTTCTACTGCGTACTTAGCTGAACCAATAGCCGTTACTTTGATAATAGTACCAGCTATACCACCTTTTGTAGTGCCGTTTAAAGTAATAACGTCATTACTAGCACCTGAAAAGAATGTTTTACCTGCTGCATCACTTTTACCCATATATAGTCCACCAACGAATTTATCTGTTCCGTCAGTTTTAATATCTAGGTCTGTAGCTGCTGTTTCAACTACAAAAGTAAATGTAGCACCTAAGTTGTTAGTTTGATTTGGATCATCATCTGAACCTGGTGCGGTAGCTACAATACTAGGTAATGTAAACTTACCATCAGCATCATTACAAGTAAGAACTTTACCTGCGTGTGCATCTACTGTAAGTGTTGTGTCAGCAGTTAAGCTAACTACATTTGCATTACCTGCTGAAATAAATCCAGCTAATGATCTAACTGGACCTGAGAATGTCGATTTTGCCATAATTTCCTCCTAAGGAAATAAGTTCTACCGTCTTGGCTTGTCTGCTAGGTCAGTCTGTAGAACAAGTTAATAAATCCTAGAACTAAATCATATACCTTATTTTAGAAAAAAGAAAGGGAGCCGAAGCTCCCTTAAGAATTGTAGTTGAGTTAGAAACGCTACAATAAATCGTTCCTTAAGCCCCTTGAGAACCGTAAACGGCTCTGAAGTTTGAATAACCGAAGCTATAACGCTCTCTAGCTTTATATCTCATATTACCTGTATCGAAGTCACCCTCTAATGATGTTGACATTGGGGATCTTTCAAAATACTTAAATCCATCTGGACAGTCAGTTTTTATGAAATACGCATCAGTATCTGTTAGATAGTTATTTACAACATATCCTTCAGGTAGCATACCAGTATTGTTTATAGCATTGATGTCATTGTCAGATGTGCCAACTCTACCTGGAGAGTTAAGTAATCTGTCAGCAACAAACACTAATTGTGGTGGAATAATGAGCTTTGCACCTTTAAGAGCAATATTAAGACCTCTATCATCTGTTAATGTAGAGATATTAATTAATGCGTCTTCAAGTGAAGTTTCATTAAGATCCGCCATAGTGGTAGCTCTGTTTGCTAAAGTACCGCCTCCCCCTAGAGGGTGAGCAGTGTTAATTAAAGATACGCCATCGCCACCTGCTGTACTAAACGCGTTGTTTAGAACAGATGCTGCTTTGATCTGTTTGGTGTTAGCCATAGATCTTGCTAATGCTTTAGTGTATCTTGCTCCTAGCCTATCATACAAATTATCCTCAACTGCTTCTTCAGTTAAAGCGAATGCTAAAGCCACTGTTTCGTGGGTGTAACGAGATGTATAACCTTCGTTAGCTGTATCAAATCTGACACCGCTACCTTCAGCTTTTACTTCCGCATTACCAAACCCTACGATTAGAGTTTCTTCTTCAAACGCTCTATCAGAAGTTTCTGTTTCATAAATTTCTGTATGTTGAGCTTCGTATCTAGCATATTCCATGCCGAACAAAGCATTCAAACCTGGCTCTAATTCTTTCGCTAATTGCGCTCTATTAATTGCCATTATTTATACTCCTGTTGGATCGACATAAAAATGCTCATTAAATTTAACAATTACATTCACGTTAGCTGAACCTGTTGTACTGTTATCTGGGTCACTCGAAAAGCCCATGATTCTAAACGTAGCAGTTGTAGCTGCTGTTGTTCCTGATAATTCAACTGCTGACATACCAGTTTTGGTAGAGCCAGAAGTATAAGAAATATCAGCGTTCAAACCGACATCAGTTTGAGCTGGAGAACCTGCACTTTGAATTTCAAATACAGCATCAGGATCATCTATTACGAATGCCTTAATATCAGACGATACAGTGCCATCAGGATAGTAAGAACTGAAAACAGTCTCACCCGCAGAGTTTGTAAAAGAACAACCTCTAAACACACCTAAAGCTTCATCACCAGCAGCAGCTACTAAAATAGTACCTGTGTTGGTCATTTTTACTAAATCGCCAGAAAAAATATTCCCTGAAGCACCAGAGGCAATTTCGTATTCTGTTGTACCGCCATTAGCGACACCAGAACCTAATTTACCTACTACTCTTGCTCCAAATGGGGCATTTTTGTTAGCCATAATAAGTCACCTTATATTTGTTATTAAAATTTTGATGATCAACTACGTTGACCACCTCCAAAAGTTACTTTGCTTGACCTCTCCGGTTTTAAAATCGGTGAGTTAGGGTCAGACTCTCTAAGAAGATCATTATCTACAGCATCTTGCTGAGTTTGAGCACGTGCAGCATAGTAGGAGTTTCTTTCTTCACGCGTTTCATTAGGAATCTTTGCCAAAAGCAAACCACCACGGGCTACTACTCCTGAATGTTTGCCTTCTTGTATAGAGTCAAATTTGACTTGGAAATTATCAGGTAACTCTTCCAATCTCACTAGGTCGAAACCTTCGCTTAATCTTGCAGTTACATTTTTCCTGTCTTCTTGACCTACATTTTCGGCTCTAATCCACCTGTAGGTATAACCTTCAGGGGCAGGAGGAGCGTCCAACATTGATGGCGGGCTCCATGGTTTGCGAGCTTCTTTAGTAGCTCGAGTGTCGGCAGAACGTGGTGTTCTGTTTATTTCGTTGTTATCTTTTTCAGTCATAACTATTACCTTTTAACATATTTTGCGTACTCTGTTAAGGGTACGTTTAATCTTTTTGCCATTTGAACTTCTGCTGGCGACAACTTAACTTGTCTTTTTGAGCCGGTATTACCTGCTACTCTGCCTGCCGAAGCCACCTTTTGTTGAGGCTTCGATTTAGCAGAAGACTCTTCAAACTTGTGTGGAAACTCTTGTCGCAATCTTTTATCTACTTCAGAGTAATACTCATCTGATTTAGGATCGTATCCTTCTGCAACAAGTTTTTGATCTATGGTAAAAGCAGCCAACGTCATGATTTCATCCTCACCAAACCATTTATTTTTCTCTACCCATGCTTCTTGTTTTTCATCAAGCTGTGGTGGAGCCTGGTATTGTGGTGCAGGTTGTTGATAGTTTTGCTGTACATTTGTTGGTTGTTGAACGGGTTGTTGTTCTATTGCTGTTTTTGAAGAAACAATTTTATTTTCCTCTACAGCAATCTTAGCTAAAACATCTTGTGCTTTTGCAACCTTCTCATAATCTTGGTTTTCATGAGCAGATTTTAAAGCAGTCATAGCTTGTTGTTTTTGTGATTTAAGCCTATTTTCAGCTTCCATCAAGTAAGATCTATCAAGATTAGAGCTTCTTTGTCTAAGATGTTCGTTTTCGGCAGCAGTTCTTTTTGCATATTCGTATGCAGACTCCTGGCCTCTTTCAGCTTCTCTTAATTTTCTAGTTAGCGTATTAATTCTTTTTTGTACGCTTTTAGAATAATCTTCTAATTCTTCTTCTTTTTTTGCTTCTGGTGTATCAGATACATCTTCTATTTGTTCGTCTGCTTCTTTGTCGTCAGACTCCATAGGTATCTTCGTTTGTGCTTTCGCTTCTTCAACAGGTTCTATTTCAACAATCTCTCCTTCTTCTACTTCTGTCTCTTCTACAACCTTTGCATTTTCTTCAGCCATTTTTTCTCCTTATACTGCAAGAATATCGTCAGGATCTAGGATGGTAGCTATCACCTCATCATCGTTAATGATTCTGCATTCAGACTCATCACCGAGTTTGAAACGAGCACCAGCATATCTGCCTATCAATACCCATTGTTTTTCCTGGCACCAAGGATGATCAAACTTGCTTGTATCCTTGTAGCAATCAGGACCCATTTTTACTACATAGCCAACAACTGTAGCTAGAGATTCTCTATCTACGGTTGATTGAACTAAGTGGATTCCTCCTTCAGTAACTGCTTTACCTTTGTAAGGTAATATAAGTATCCGCCAACCTGTAGGCTGGGGCATACGTTCTAAAAATGATTTTTCTAAAAGTGTTGGATCTAAAACCCGTGCCTCTTCTTTGACGTAGGCAACATTATCTGTTGTTTCTTCGGTTTTAGTTTCTTCTTGTTGTTGTGCTTTTTGCTCTGCCTCTATCGACTTTGCAACATGATCAGGGACTTGTATCTTGCTCATCTTGTTGTATTTTTCCTAGCAGTTCTCTAAATATATTTTCTGCATCGGCTAGAGAACTGTAACGCCCACGCAAATATTCATACTGAGAAAAGTCTTTACACCCTGCTAACATAGCATCTTTGGTGTCCTCTCTCCTGGCTTCAAGTTCTTTTAGGAACTTGTTAGCCAGCCAAACTGGATCCATTAATAGATTCCAGAAAACTTGCCACCGAACTCGGCAGCACCCATGCCTCTAGCTTTACCTTTGCCCATACCAGGCTGAGGTTTAGTATTAGCTGAAAAAGTACCAGCTTTAGTTTTCAAAGATCCATTACCTTTGTTGCTGTAGCTGTTTTTGTTTTTCAAAACCTTGGGTGTTTTCTGTTGACTTATCTCTGTTCTTTTA